ATCTCTTGCTTCTAGTAGTGGTCGATGACAAGAATGTGTTTTGCCATAGCGATGTGTATATTCTAGAGACAATGCAATACCATGAGTGAGTAACCACCATGCATTTTCTAGAGTTTCATTTGCCCAGATTGTGCAAGGATGATTACGAAATGCACCTCTAGATGTTTTGTATGGTTGTCCATCATTACGATGTATTTTGCCATAACTATGACCCCACTCATCAGAGCAAACAATAGAAAGCATTTGACATGTTTCTAGTGGCATCTTGACAATATGTTTGTCAGGAAGCACTCTTGCTGAGACGGTGGGGTCAGGATCAGTTACGAAAATGTTCATGAAACCTTTTGACTATGATCGTATTCTATCTTAATTTTTCTTTTTTGTCCATACTTTAAATGATACTCTATTAAAATTTTTTTGGTTTCTGTGATTTCGTGACTATAAAATTTGATTGATTGATTTAGTGTGTGATTGTCTCCACTCATGTTTCTTTCTTTGGATAATAAACTTCAACGTAACTGTCGCACTTTGGACAATGTAGATTGGTTACAAAACTATACTCTTCTGCGTGAGGACATTCATTGTCGCCACCCCAGATAAGTTCGGTATTACAATGCCAACAATTCACTTTTTAAATACTCCAAGTTTTGCAAGTAAATAAACGGAAAGTATTGTCCAGAAAACTACTTCTAATCCTACATTGTTCATGCAAAACCTCCTTTAGATTTAGTTTTTTTATCAAGCACTACAACTCTATCGAGTTGACCTGTACCTGCCCATTCAAACCAGTATTTCTGTGCTTCTTCCCAGTATTCAAAGGTTTTTGATTGTCCAGTTTTAAGAAATACTTGATATCTGTGACGATCATACCCACCATCATGTGTTGATGTAAAGTATCTAGGGTCGGTTTTCTTGATAAGTTCCATTTAAACGTCTCCCTCTTTACGGTTTTCCGAAAAGTGTGCGTCAAACTCCCCACCAGGATAGCGACTCTTGAGTTTGTTAACATTCATGTCAATAATTTCTTCTGGTGTAGTATCTAAAAGAATACATGCTTGAATGAAATACCACATGATGTCACCTAGTTCACGTTTCAAATGAAATAAGTTCTCTTTATTTACTGGTTTTCCTTGAAAGACAATCTTCTTAATGATTTCAGTAAACTCACCTGACTCAGCACATAATCCAAGTGCAGCAGTTAATGCTCTATGGGTTTTAAATTCTTTAGAGTTTAAATCTCTTAGACGATCTTGAAAATGACCACCATATTTACTCTCTTCAGATGTAACAGCGTCTACAAATTGAGTATACTTTTTAAAATCAATCATACTTTAAGTCTTGAAAAGTTTTTTTGGATTTGAATTTTTGAACTAGATCATTCTCAACTTCTTGTCCAGAATCAACTAGACTATCTTGAGCAGATTCTTCTACATCATACAACCTCATCTTCGCTCTGTCAATACCTACGCAAAATCTTTTATTCATTGTAGGATCATTGTATCGATTCTTTAGTTGTTTGACCATAATCTGATTCATTCCTTCAAGCTCTTCAGTGCTAATAAGAGCAAACATAAGATCAGCAGTGGCAGGAAGACCGAAGGACTCACTTGTGTCAGTAAGATCGATATCAGTACTACCATAGCCAGAGCGAGTCGTTTGAGTAGCGGATACAATCGGGACATTTGTTTCAACCGCAAGTCCTCTAAGTTCTTCTGCAATCGCTTTAACATAAGTGTATGAGTTTACTATAGATCCTTTATACCTTTGAGAGGCACAAATATTTAGATAGTCCACAAAAATGATATCAGGTTTAATACTTCTCTTTAAAGCAAGATCAGCAATGAGAGATTTAAAATGACCTACATGTGCAGAGGCAGTAGGATACTCTTTAATAATAAGTTTACCTTGAGTTTTCTTTGATAGATTAGTTACCTTTTTTTCAAACATTATCTTAGGCATCTCTGCTAATTTTTGAATAGGAACATTCAAAAGGTTTGCATCTATTCTTTCGGCAATTTTTTCTTCTGCCATCTCAAGAGTAATGTATAAAACATTCTTACCTTGGAGTAAACAATTACTAGCGACATGACACATAAAGAGAGACTTACCCACACCAGTACCTGCAAGAGCAATGTTGAGAGTTTTATTAGGTAACCCACCTTTTGTAATCTTGTTGAAGAATTCCAAATCGAAAGGAATTTTGTCTTCGCGTCTATGGTAGAAATCGAATCTTGCTTCTGCGTCTTGAACATAATCGTGACCGATGTGTTGGTCGAAAGAGACACCTAATGCTTCAGATAAAATCTGTGGGATAGCACCTTTGTCTTTTTTCTTATCTTGTCCATCAGCAATCTTTACAGATTCCATCAAAGACAAATAAATCGCTCTCTCTTGACACCACTTTTCTGTGGTATCAACTAACCAATCATAATCAGATTTTTCTGTAGATAAAGTTTGCAGTAGTGCAACTATATCTTTATATCCTTCTTCTGTTAAATCAGTTCTTTCTTGACACTCAATACTAATAGCATTAAGAGATGGCAATGAATCATACTGACTAATATATTCATGAATTTCTAAAAATACAATCTTATAAGTACGCTCATTAAAGTAATCTGACTTAATGAAAGGAAGAACTTTTCTTGCATACTTCTCATTAAATATTAAATTGCTAAGAATGGTTGCTTCTAAACTCATAGGTAGTGAAGATAAGATCCGACAATGTATTTTTTACCTGATATAGGAGGTAAACCTGCATGTCTGTATTGCCAAGTGGCAGGAAACAAAAGTATTCTACCACACTTAGGTTTGATTGCAAGTTTTAATTTTGGAAAAACTGTTTCTCCACCCTCTTCTACATCATTCAAATATAAAAAACAAACTAAAAACCTCCTAGCAGAGGCATGATCACCTACATCAACATGTTCTTTGAACTGATCGTAATCATTATTTTCATACATCTTAAGTCGGAACTCTTCATATCCCCATCTCTCTGGAAAGTCAGGACCGACATCCATAGTTGTAACATACTTAGATACAACTGTTTGAAATATACTTGATATACTTCTCTGTGGCAAATCCCACAAAGGATCTTTTGCCATAAACCTTTGTGAGATATTCAATTCATGGAAGGTAGGACGATTGTCTCTATCTAAGTAAGTACTCTCAGACTTATGAAATTGCTCTATAACATTGTTGCAAAAAGGAGCATCAAATGCATCATCATATAGTCTGACGTATTCTTTTAGATTAGTTGCCATAGCGAAACTCCTTCGCAGCAGCTTCGTCTAATTGTTTCATTATTTCTTCCGTGAAATATTTATCAGGATCGGCAAGAATAGCAGAAGGATAAACGGAAGATTCCCCAACAACAACCCTATTACCTTTCCGTTTGAAGATTCCATATTTTTCACCCAATTCCAGTAAGCCGTAATACCTGTCCAATCCACGGTCGTAAAATAGTCGAGTTTCAACTTCGCAGTTCTCCTTTGTTAGTCTGGATTTTTGGGCTTTACATTTGATAATATTTCCAATAACCTCCTTACCATTTTTTTCCTTCTTCTTTGATAGATATATAATTGTTGATGCAGCGTATTTGAGTCCACTTCCACCTCCCATTTCTTTTGTTGGAATATACGCACCCACCACATCATAAGTGTGATTGGTAACTAATAGAGGAACATTAGATTTACCTAACTTAAGAGTTAATACACGAAAGATTGATTTTACAACTTGTGCACGAGTCATGTCACGAGTTTCTTTACCCGCTTCAGAATCTTCTATCTCTTTACTTGTAGATAACATACCCAAAGAATCAAGCACAAACATCATTGGTTTGCGAATATCAAATGGTTGCTCCAAATATCTATCTAGGATCTTAATTGCCTGAGTTCGGAATTGTTGAACAGTTGTTACAGGAACAATTAACATTCTGTCACTATCGATACCTCTATCTTCGATCATCTGCTTACTAATAGCAGATTCAGATTCAAAGTAGATTACGCCTGCATCAGGATTAGCGTCAAGATAATGCTGAACGACACCAAGGCAAAAGAAAGTTTTACCAGTAGACGATTCACCAGCGATAGCAGTGATTTTATTTCCAGGGACTCCACCGTAGATAGATCCACTAACGAGAGCGTTAAAGATATAAGAACCAGTGTCAATGTAGCCGCTTGTGTCACCAGCTGCCACTCCTTCAGAAACGAGACTTGCGTACTCATTGTCAATCTCCCTTACTATGTTCTTTAAAAATGAATTTGTCATTCAGTAGTCTCAAATAATTTAGTGATAAAGTTAGAACGCTTCATTGCACGTTCAAACCATTGTGCTTCTTTAATATCATTAAAAGACTTTGACTCAGGATGTGCACCTGCACCAAATGCTTTCTGATATTCAACAGTAAATGTTTTCTTCATCCAAATAAAAACTCCAGAGATGCTACTTTTTCGGGTTGCCACCCAATGACATCCATGATGACTTTAATTGGCTCAAGGAAACTCTTGTTAAATTGTAGTTCATAATCTACCTGTTTGTCAAGTCCAAACTCTTTTGGAAATGTATTTAAGTAACTAATCACGTTCTCCCCAATACGGTTAGGTGTCTTTAGATAAACAAATTTAATTTTTTCACCATCTTGAATCAATGGATACTTATGTGTAAGTTTACCTTTCTTGTTATGGAAGTTGTACAGCAAAGCACCACGCACATGAATAGGTGTGCCTTTACTATAGATAGTCGATGGGTTCGACCATTTATTTATTCCATTGCATCCACGAGGGAATGAGATATCTTCGATTGGCAACTCATCAAAATGTGCTTTAAAATCTGCCACAAATTTTTGTGCTGCTTCTTCATCTTCATTCATAATGACAGTAAGACAATCCCTGATTGAGTTTCTACAGGCAGCAGGTGTTGAAGATTTAACTGCTTCAATACCCATAATTTTTAGTTTTGGTTTTTCATAGCGAACACCTTCACTATCCCATACATTTAAGATGTAACGTTTCTTGGCAGTCCAGATACCCTTGTTAGCGATGTTCTCTCGCTTCATGATCATCTTCTGCTCATACGCTCCTACGTACGTGGCCAACGCTTCATAAGAACTCGTAATATACTTTTCAAGTTCCACTTCACAGACCTTATTAAGGAACGACACAATGCTAGAAGGAGTTTTTTCTCTCCCCTTGTATACAGTTTCGACCAAAGGACCCAAATTAAGGTAGATGGAATCAGTATCGCTGGCAATAACATAGTCTTCATCCTCCGTTTTTAGAATTTTGTTTAGATACTTGTTCATTCGTTGTTCAATCCAACGAATACTTACTTGTCCTGAGAGTGTAATTGCTTCAGCGTTGGCAAGATTATAATACCTAAAGTATTGATTACCGATAGCACCATAGGCAGAGTTGAGTTGAATCTTCCTTGCCATTTGAATGTTGTTGAATTTTGCAATATCCTTTTTCAGTTTTTCTGAAGGTTTCTTTTCATAATCTTGTTTAGCAATAAGCATTTTCTTTTTGTATATTGTGCGTTCATCGTAAATTGTTTGCATCATTTCTGGCAAGAAACCATGTATATCTTTACGATACTGAGCACCATTTGCACATACACAATATTCACCAGAAATATCTAATTTCCCTTCAAGGATCTTATCGACAGTTGCCGATGGATGTCTGGATTCGATGAGGGTTTCTGGGGAAATATTATACTGCATAATGAGATGAGGGTATAGAGAGTTAAGATCAAAACTAACCACCCAATCATAGCATCCCGCTTTTGGTTCTTTAACATAAGCACCTGCATACTTTTCATCTTTACGTTCCACACGACGAGGAGGAACAACAACATTTCTATCAGTGAGATAATTGTAGATCATTGTATCCCACATACGAACTTGAGAATATACATCCTCGAAGTTTACCTTTGCATCATAAGACATAGTGATTGCTAGTTCTAGCAACTTCATCTTATCTTCCAATCGGTCAATCAACTCAACGTCTTGGATGTTGTACAACATAAACTTCTGCCAATCTGATGTGTAGAAGTCTTTAAAATTTTCATACTCGCTATGGTCAACTTTACGTTGTCCTAATTCGACAAATGCTATATGGTCGAGACGATATGACTCTTGATTACTGTATGTAAACTTACGGTAAAGATCAAGATAGTCAAGAATGTTGACCCCAGAAATGTCATAAGCATAATTTTTCCTTCCTTGGACATAAACCTCTCTTTCATTCGCACGATTCCATGGGGAAAGACTTTTCATCCATTTCTCCCCTAGAATCCTATTTATCCTTCTAGCGATGTAGGGCATATCGTATAGGTTTACGTTCCAACCTGTCAAAATATCTGGTGTATTTTGTGCCCACCATGTAAGAAAGTCTTGCAGCATCTCCTGTTCTGTCCAAAAGACTTTCATCTCTACGTTAGGTGGTGCATCGAATTCACGAGTAACCCAACTAACAAATTTCTTTGTCACCATATCTTTAATGGTGATTGACAGCATTTCTTCTGCTGCTTCTTCTACATTAGGAAATCCATTCTCACACTTGACCTCGATATCAAGTGCATAGATTTTCATTTGATTGATATCGTAGTCAACTTCTTTAGGAAACTCTTGTCGGATATACTGATATACAAATCGTTCATACCCATGAACTTCAAAGTTTTCTACGTTTTCGTATTGTTTGATAAACTCTCGTGCTTCTCTTGCAGCACCAAATTTAACTGGTGAAACATTTCTACCATCAAGAGTCTTGAATCGTTCTTTCTTTTTAGAGGGGACATATAAGGTAGGAGAGAACTGCGATCTGAATTGAACAGGTTGACCATCCTCATAACCTCTGTATAAAATTGTATCACCAGCAAGTTGAATATTAGTATAGAAAGAACTCATCCCTTGTTATAGGTTTTCAATAATGTTGGACTGGGTTCCAGTATAGTCAAGATGTCTTCTGATGTCAAGAAGATGTCACGTTGTGAACTGAATAAAGGAAAAGGTTTAATCTTATCCTCTGCTTCAACTTCATAACATTTTTCAATTAGGATACTAGGTTCTTCATCTAGTTCAGTAACCTTACCAATAAGGTACTCAGCTCTTTGTTTCAAGAGTATCAGTTTTACTGCTTGTGAGTTTTCCACCGTCTGCCTCCACTAATTTGGTGTATTTTTCAATGACCTCTGGATAGGTCTCGTATGCACTTACTACTTCTTCCATCTTTAGCATAATTTGTTTTTTAGATGAAAGAGGTGCCCAAGGTTTAAAATAGATTTCTGGATCGGTGACCTTCTGTAGATTTTCACCATCATCTCCTTCGATTAAGAACCTTGGTTCTTCAATCCCTTCTAACCATACATTATATGGGAAACTCATTTGAAAAGCGATTGCTTCGTTTGGTTTATCTTTTGTAGTGACCTCAAACAAATCACAAATAATGTCTTCACCGTTTCTTGTTCTGACAATTCTTACACTCATAAAAAAATTACGATACGTTTATATTATAAAAGAGGGATCAACATTTGTCAATCCCTCCTATCTATATGGTAATTACAACACGCATTTTTGCTTATGAGTAATTATACTTATAAATAATTACAAATTACTAATTAATCTCATGAAAACATACCTATTAAGTGTCGGACTCTTTGCATGTGTAACAGCAGCAGTTGCTGTAGCACCACGTTTAGCATATGCTCAGACCCCATATTTCATGTAATTACTTACCAATTTTTTCAACAGCAGATCTTGCCCTTTCCAAGATCTCACCTTTAAGAGGAACAAACCCTAACTTAGGTGCTTTGTCCTGATACTCATCACTTAGTAATGTACTGAGTGATGTTTTTATTGCCTCGGTATTTTTACCATTACCTGTTTCATATGCAAGAATCCAAGTCAATGTAGCAATCGGATATGCTCCTTCTGTTTCTGGGTTTGGATTTGTACCTGCAAGATTCTCATCAAGTTCAATATCATTGAGTGCCTTTGATCCTG